GGACTCGGACTTCGTCTCGGGGTTGCGGAAGGCAGCCTCGGCGCCGGTCATCGCGGCCCACTTCTCGTACCGGGATGCGGCCGCGGCCGAGAGGCCGGGTGCTCGGGCCTTGATCGCGAAGGCCAGGCGCATGGCGTCTTCAAGCGGGTCCTTCCAGTCGTCGCCCCGCTCGCCCGCGACGGCGCTGATGCCGCGCTCGACCGCGGTGAGGCTCTCGCCGGACGGGAACGTGCCCTGGGTGCCCAACAGGTAGTGGGGCGGGAACCGGCTCGCGGTGGCAATCGCCTGGACGAGCGTCTCGTGGACCTCGATGTAGCCCGCGAGGTCGGTCTGACTGAACTCGGCGAGCCTCGGCTCGGGCTCACCCGGCGCGTTGGGCGGCACGGTGATGAGCGAGTCGAGCGCGACGTCGAACGGCTGGACCGGGGCGCCCGTGGCCGGGTCGACCTCGAGCGCGAAGTTGAGCATGACCTTCTGGCGGAAGGCCCCGTACAGCCCGGCCAGCATGACGTTCGCGATGTTGGCGTTGATCGCGTCCTGGATCGGCACGACCTTGCCGAGCTCGGACTCGCCGACGAGGTGGAGGTCGGGCTTGTTCGGGAACGGAATGACCGGCACCACCCCGAGCGGGTTGGGCAGGGGCCACGGCTCGCCCGGGACGATCCGCCGCTCCCAGGCCGTGCCGCTGAGGGTCGCGAGTTCGGCGCCGGCGGTGTTGGCGGTGGCGGGCGTCCGGTACTTGTAGACGGCGTCCGGCAGGAACAGGGTGGCGAACAGCGCGCCCGGCTCGTCCTCGTCGGCCCAGCGCTTGAGCGCCGCCCGGCGCACCCCCGTCTCGGGATGGACCGAGGTGATGACCTCCGCGCCGTCCTCGACCCAGATCCGCGGCGACCAGTCCTCGTCGGGCCACAGGACGAGACTGAACTCGCCCTTGACCAGCCCCGACCGCATGCCCCGCTTGAAACCCGCGTCGAGGTTGTTGTGCTGCCAGATCTCCCAGGCCGCTTCGGACGCGCGGTCGTCGCCGCCGAAGGTGAAGCCGTCGACGCCGAGGCGCTCGCTGATCGAGTCGACGACGACGCCCGCGTAGTTGACGTAGATCGGCATCCGCAGCCCGAAGGCCTCGATGACGCGGCGGATCTTGTACGTCTCGCGGTGCTGGCCCTCGTAGTACGCCTGGTACAGGGCCATGCCGGACGCGTCGACGAGGCGGCGCTCCGTCCCCGGGTCGGCGCGCCGGCCGACTCTGCTGAACGTGGCGCGGCCCGCCCTCTCGGTGAGGCGGCGGCCAAGCCGGTCGAGCCACCACTCCGGGCTGGCGACCTGCGGTGCGCCGGTGCCGGCGCTCACCGGAAGCTCCCGATGACCCGGGGCTTGGGGGCCGGCGGCGGTTCGAGCATCGCCATCGCGATCGCCCGGACCATGGCGACCGCCGCGACATTGGGGCGGGTCGAGCCGTGCTTACTACGGGTGACCTTCATGCCCCGGTCGGTCAGGACGGCGGTCGTGTTCGCGACGTGGGCGGCGAGGATCGGGTCCGCCTCGTGGATGAGGCGCCCGGTTGTGATGAGCTCGTAGGCGAGGGTCGAGGGCGGGCCCATCACCGCCGCCGTCATCGGGACGTCCACCATGTTCAGCCCGTCCTGTTCGAGGATCTCGGCCGACTCGCCGAACGCCTGGCGGTCGAAGCCGTAGGCGGGCCCCGGCAGGACCCGCTTCGTCCGCTCGTCGCGGGCCTGCGGCGACGGGAAGTCGGCGCGCAGCTCGCGCAGCCGGACGCGCATCGCTTCCGTGCTCGCCATGCCGGTCGCCGACTCGGGCGCGAAGACCTGGGCCCTCACCACGACCCGGTCTCCCTGGCGCTGCGCGATCGCGACGGCTCCCTGGTCGCCGCTCGGGCTCTTGTCGATGCCAACGCCGATCGGCAGCGCCGTGTTGAGCGGCAGGTCGCCCGTCGTGTCGCGCCACGCGCCGTCACGCAGCCATGAATCCTCGAGTCCCGCGAACTGATTGAGGTGGTAGCGGCGCCACTCGAGGAGAGCGCCACGAGCGCGCAGGCGTGCGAACTGGGCGCCCAGGTACTTGCCGTCGTGGAGCCAGCTGACCGGGTTGGCGGCGTACCAGACCGCTGGGTCCTCGATGTCGGCGTCGCGTGGGGCGCCGTACCAGTAGATGAGCGTCCCGTTGACCCGGTCGCGGTAGATGAGCAGCGAGCCGCGATCCTCGAGCTCGCCGCTCCCTGAGAACATCGACTCGAACAGCTCGGCGAGGATCCCCTCGCCGGCGACTCCTGCGGTCGTGATCCAGAGGGTGAAGGGCTGCTCGCGGGCGCCGGTGCCGGTCGTGAGCGCCGTGTACAGCTCGGCGCTCTTGTGGGCGTGCAGCTCGTCGACGATGTTGGCCGAGGGGTTGAGGCCGTGCTGGAGGGCGGCGTCGGACGACAGCGAGCGCATGATCCCGCCGTTGCGCGGGCACTCGATGACGTAGCGGTGCGGGACCAGGCGGTCGAGCAGGAGCGGGCTGCGCTGGACCATGCTCCTCGCCTGCCCCAGCACGATGCCGGCCTGGTTGCGGGCGGCCGCGGCGACGTAGACCTCGGGCTCAGGCTCGCCGTCGGCATCGAGCATGTACAGACCGGCCGCGCTGGCCATCGTGGACTTCGTGTTCTTGCGCGGGATGCCGAGGCCGACCTCGTTGTAGATGCGCAGACCGGTCGCAGGATCGAACTCGAGCGCCTCCCACCAGAACTCGCGCTGCCAGTCCTCGTAGACGAGGGGCCGTCCGGCCCAGCGGCCCTTGGTGTGGCGGATGTAGCGCTCGCAGTAGGCGGCGAAGTGGGGACCGCCGGTGAGGGCATCGGGGACCAACGCTCAGCCCACATCGCCCACCACCCGAAGCCGCGGCGGGAGCCCGATATCGGCGGTGAGCGAGTCGAGCGAGCGCGCTTGGTCGATCCGCAGGCCGACGCGGGCCGACGGCGAGAGGCCGAGCTCGCGGGCGAACTGGCGGACCTCGTCGGCGTTGTCGCGGACGACCTGGTGGAGCGGGTTCTTGACGAGCTCCGCGCCGTGTCGGCCTCGGACGAGCGGCCCGGTTTGGCCGTACACGCGGGCCGCGGCCGCGTACCGGCTGACGGCCTCGCAGTAGCAGCGCAGGACGTCGGCGTCGGCGGCCCGGATGACGCCCGTGTGCCGCATGTCGCGGATGACCCGCCGCCAGACGACCTTGGCGTCCGCGTCCATGTCGGGCGGCATCTTCGGGACATCGGGCGAGGGCATCGGCTCCCGGTGGTTGAGCCGGGACGGGCGCGTCTCGCCGCGTAGGCGCTTGACCTTCGTCGGCACGGGCGCCGGCCCTCTCCTACCCATCGACCCGCTCCCCCGCTTGGCCGGTGAATCGCTGCCAGCGCTCGATCGCGACCTGGACGTACTTGGGGTCGATCTCCATCGCGAGGCAGCGCCGGCCGAGCGTCTCTGCTGCCATCAGCGTTGTGCCCGAGCCGCTGAACGGCTCGTATACCGCCTCGCCCGGACGGAGGTGGTTGCGGATCGGGATCTCGGAGAGGAGGACCGGTTTCTGGGTCGGGTGGTCCTCCTTTGCCTCCTTGCTGCCGCCCCCGATCCGCTTGGGACTCGGCGCCCGCCAGATCGTCGACTGGTCGCGTTCGCCGATGAACAGGTGCGGCACACCCGGTCGCCGGACGACGACGCACGGCTCGTGTGCCCAGTGGTACCAGGAGCGGCCGACCGAGAAGAGCCCCTTGTCCCAGATGATCTGGCCGGCGAGCTCGAAGCCGATGGCCTGCAGGCCCGACAGCACCTCGAGCGTGTGGATGCTCGCGTACCAGATGTAGCCGACCTGGAGCGAGGGCACGAGGGCGAACGCCTCGGACCAGTCGGCGCGGGTGTCCATGCTGATCGAGGTGTTGCGGTGGCCGGCGGTGTGGTGGCCGCGCTTGGCCGGCTGCGCTTCCTCGGCGTCAGGGACCTCGCGCATCATGTACGGCTTCTCCGCACCGGCCACGACGCCCCAGCCCTTCACCCGCTTGTGCGGGCCGTTGTACACGCCGTCGCGCCAGGTCTGGTCGAGCTGGACGCCGTAGGGTGGGTCAGTCGCAAGCAGGGTCGGGGCGGCCCCGTCAAGCAGGCGAGCGACCGCGGCCGGGTCCGTCGCGTCCCCGCAGAGG